AAATCTAAAGAATATTTAGCTTTAGGGGATGTTGTAAAAATAAGAATTGGAAATGAAACGCCTTGGGCTTCCATTGAAGCGTTCAACAAAAATGGCTTTAAAGGAAAGTTATTAAACGAATTATTTGACAACGAATTGCCCTACAAACTTAACGACATTATCGATATTGTGTTTGTTGAGAATGATTTTCCCAGCATAAGAAAAATAGTTGTGCTGAAATAACAATGGAGAAATAATATGAACACTTTTAACCTAATTAGAGAATGGGCAGTAGCCCGCAACCTTATCGAAGGCGCGACCCGTCAAGGGCAAATGCTGAAGCTCACAGAAGAAGTAGGCGAGCTTGCTGCTGCAATCGCACGTGGCAAAGAAGAAGAGGTTTTGGACGCAATAGGCGATGCTGTGGTGGTGCTTACCATTATTGCCGCGCAATCAGACGTTACCATCGAGCAGTGTATTACAGACGCATATGACGTAATCAAAAACAGAACTGGCAAGATGGTGGATGGTGTTTTTGTAAGGGATTTATGAAGCCACATTATTACAACTGGATTAACGGTATAGAGTGCAAAGACGTGGCGCGGCATTTTAACTACAACCTAGGCTGCGTCATTAAATATCTGTGGCGATGCGGCAGAAAAACAGCAGACCCATTGCAGGACTTGTACAAAGCGCGTGATTATCTCAATGATGAGATTGCAATACTTGAGGAAAAGCAGAAACGAAATAATTAATAATGTTGCGCTGCAACATAGCCCTTGTTATGTTCTCGCGGGACTAATGGGACTAATAGGAGGTTTTCATGTTTCACGAAATTTTTATTCTCCTTGCAAAATGGTACATGAGAAACAAGGGAAACAGGCAATGCACAAGGTTGACACGCTAGAAAAAATAGAACACCCCTACGAGTCTTGGCAAGAGCGCGAATGGAAAAGTGTGGCAAGTATTGCACAAGTTGCAATACAACGCGCACGAAAGGGTCTTGCAACGGATGTGCAGGCGCATCGGGTTATTGATACACTTGCCCCTTACGTCAATCAGCGATGACAATCCCTAACCTGCTCCCGTAACGTGTGGCAATCCTTTACGACTTGCTGGAGCATCGGAAACGACCCCGCCATTTTAAGCTCACGCCCTATCTGCACACTCTCCATGTAGGTGTACTCACGAACGGGCGGACATGCGCTAGAAACGCTCTGTACCGTCTTGCAGGCGGTCAGCGAGATTATCAGTGCTAATATGGTCAGCTTTTTCCTGTATTTTGACATATTTCGCCTGTTTTGCCTCATTATTGGATTTTACCTCCGCAATCGCGCCCTTACTGCCTTGACGATAAGCAGTAAAGAGCGAAGCGAGATACGTACAAAGAAGCGCAAGGAATTGTACCCAGTTCATTTTGTTGGAGGTGTTTTGTCTTTGGTGAAGGTTAGCACCGCGCCAGCGATGGCAACCCCAAGCGTGGTGACTGCCTGCACTTGGTCAGGATTGGCGTTAAGTCCTGCTGCTGTCGCAAGCCCTGTAATGCCAAGCCATGTGCTTCTTTCACTTAGACGGTCCGCGACCCATTTTAAGAAATTCTTTAACATAGTCTATTCCTTTTCGGTTGGTGGTTATTTCTTGTATTTCCCTGTCCCATAGAAAGCAGGTAAACCCGCAAACGCTGTACGAGCGTCAACGTGAATGTGTGCGGGGTAGACAATAACGCTTAACCCCATACCCCGTGCGTGTGCCTCTATAAGCGTGCGTTCTGTGTTGTTCTTTGTGGCAATATCAATAGCGCAAGTGTCTGTGCCGTAAACGGGGTTATCAATCAGGTGGAAGCTATTAGCGGCTGCACCTTTTAAGCTCTTGTTAAACTCTCGCGTGCGACAACCGCCACCAGCCACAATACGGAATGGAAACCCGCAATGGTCACGCAACTGTTGCAGTAACTCAATCCATCCCGTTTGTAGCTTACATTCTCCTGTCAAAGGGCAAGCCATTTCAGCAGCGGTAAAGTTCTTACTTAGGTTCATTCTTGCCTCTTAACCAGTTCAGAGCCGTCAATATCCGCTTTGGGTCTTCCAATATTCCCAGTGCATACTTTCCTAGCTGTGTAGCGCAAAATCCAGCAGAGAACGCTATAGGCATCTCCCATTCTTGGTTTGCCCCATAAGACTCCATAGTGAGATAAGAAAAATATCCGCCACCGCCGCTCACAAACATTATGGCAACCCACTGCATTCCTGTCGGGGGTGTGTTGCGCAATATCATAATCATAATCAAGCAAACGCCACCAAACAACCCCAGTATGCCGCAGGTTACATCACTTTGATTAAACATATAACACCCAACATCACTGTGCCCTAACATGCGAAGCCCCGCACCGTGCAATCTCTCTAGATGCGAAATGACTGCACAGAATATGAAAAGAGATAAAAATAGAACTTGAAATAATCACCGTTAAGCCGCTTGCGATGTATGTAATGGGAAATACATCCCATTGTGCAAACAATGGCACGCCAATAACCCGCCAAGAGTATGTAGCCCAAAAATGCACAATAGACGCAAACGAGCTTAAAAGCGTGGTTATAGATGTAAGTTTTTCCCAGAATCCATGGTTAAACCTCTGCCATTTCGTTGCAGTATCAAACGCGATGACACCACTTATCAAGCCTCCAACAGAGAAGGCTATACACACCAAATTCATTAAAGAACGCCAATATTCACTCATATATCACCCATGAAATTATCCCTGTCGTCTCTCTAATTTTGATAGGCAATAGAGAACTGGTTCACACTGCTGCCTACACCTGCAAGAAAAGAGTATAAATGCTGTACGTTCCAGCCGCACCCCCTGCTAGAGCTAATCGGGTGGAACCTGAAGAATCAGAGTAAGTTCGCGTTGGCGGCGAACCGAAGTTGTAGCTGCTGATTACTGTTTTCGCGCCAAAATTAAAAACCATGACTAAATCTTGAAATTCATTGCTGGCAATAACCCCGCGCACAATCAATAAGCCGCTAGCCGTTCCATTAATAATACCGTTACTGCCGCTGGCTATATTAGCTTTAAACCCACCAGCTACACTTGCGTTGGCACTAAGAACGCCATTAACAGTCATATTATTAAAAATAGCATCTCCATTTGCAACTAACGCCGCAGCGACTGCATTATCGGTATATGCCTTTGTCGCAGCATCGCCGGCATTAGTCGGTGTACCTAGTCCCGTTATTTTATTCCCGCCTAACGGTATATTAGCTGTGGGCGTGGTCTGCCCATCACGAGTGATACAGTTGGTTAAGCCCGTGGCAATGCCGTCAAACTCCGCATCCATGCGGCTTGCAGTGATTTTAATACCGCCCGCCTTGTCATTTACCCATGAGTAGAGGCGTAAAAAAACGCCTGCGCCGTTAAATGCCATTTGACAGCTCCGTATTTATGTGCTTATATGTGTTTTTAAAAGGAACGCTCTTATGCCCAGAAAAGAACAAAACCCCATCATGATTAATCAAGTTTTTGGAAGATTGACTGTTTTGCATCGGGTTAGCGGTAAAGACGTTAGATTTTTGTGTCGATGCTTGTGCGGTGCCGAAAAAGAAATAAGGCGTGACCATCTTAAAAGCGGCAAGGTAGTCTCGTGCGGGTGCCTTAGAACAGAGGAAAGCAAAAACCGCGCTGGCGTTTTGCATAAATTTAACACCAAACATGGGTTTTGCGAAGAAAAAGTTTACAGGGTTTGGTGCGGAATTAAACAACGATGCAGAAACACCAATGCTTCCGCGTTCTCTTATTACGGTGGCAGGGGCATCACTATGTGTGACGAATGGTTTAACAGTTTTGAGCAATTTCTTGCTGATATGGGAGAGCCGCCCGAGAATTTTACGATTGAAAGAATTGACAACGAACGCGGCTATTGCCCTAAAAACTGCAAGTGGGCTAGTAAAAAGGCTCAGCAAAATAACCGTAGGGCAAACATCAACATTACCCACAACGGGGGAACGCACACTATCGCACAATGGTCTGATATTACGGGTATTGCCTACAACACTTTGAGAGAAAGATTTTTGAAAGGATGGGAGGGCGAAAAACTTTTTTCCAAAGAGAAAATGCTTGATTTGTCTGGTTTGGCTCTTGGTGGTATCGCCAGTGCGGAAAAACGTAAGAAAATGACCCATTGTAAATCGGGGCATGAATACACCCCTAAAAATACCATGAATAACGGGGAAAACGGCAGGGCTTGCAAACGCTGTCATGCCAATAGGGAAGCGAAGAGAAGGAATAAATAAAGCCATTACTTGTTTCCTTCCGTGTATGCTTTACCAGTGGAAATAGCAACGATAGGGGAAACCCCTTGCTTTTTCAACAATTCTGCCATTTGTCGCGCTCTTTGCTGTGCCATATATTCAGCAACAGGTATCATCGGCTCTGGAGCTACTTGCCCTCTATTAGCAATTAAATCAGCTAGTTTTTGCGCTTTTGATGTTTGTAAGGCGTCAGCGGTTTTTCTTGAAACGCTAGAAAGAACATGAGCTGCTCCTCCTGCTGCGATACCACCGCCAGAGCTTGCCGCTATAATCGCCCCTAAGCGACTTCCCGCTACACGCAAAGCATCAGATACAACTCCAGTTTGTGCCGCTGCACGCATGGCTGCTTGCTCTTCTTGTGTAAATCCTCTTAAGCGTTGAGGGTTATTAAGAAGCGTGCGAAATCCAGTTTTTATTCCTGTAACGGGGTTATCCATCAATTCAGCACGCTGCACAATTCGCTCAACATCGCGTAATCGCAATGCTTGCGACCATGCTTGTCGCCCTTGTTTCAAAGCGTCAAAACCTTCTTTCCCGCCGATAATGTCATCAGGGGCGGCTTTTTCTATCATGTCCCTGAAATCACTTTGGATATTAAGTATTTTTTGCCCTTCTTTTGAAACCCTGCCGTTTTCCGTGAATTTATCAACGTAATTGCCGAGGGCTTCGTCTAAAAGCTGCGCCCGCTCTAAGCTCATAGGCTCGTCTTTAAAAACCTTTATATCGTCAATTGCCTCACGCAACGGCGCGTAGATTTTCATTTGAGCTGCTTTTGCGTCCGCTGGCAAAATGCTTTCAGCTTTATTAATGAATTTGTTGGCAAAATCAGTGGATAGGCTCCCGCCCTTTGCCTCAGCCGTCTGATAGAGTGCGCTTGCTTGTGCGCGAATATCATCTGAAGTTATACCAGAAACTGTTTTTGCATTTTTTGGTAGTAATCCCGCCCTTTGCCCGATAAGTTTTAATCCTTTACCTATAACCTCCCCTATCGGTTGTGCTGCCGCCCCGCCAGCCGCGCCCATTGCTGCTTGCATACCAAGCGAATTATCCGAGTTTGAAGCGGTCATCACGTTGAATTTTGCGCCACTCCCTGCCGCATTAAGCATACGTCCTGCCAAGGTCGCACCTTGTGACAAACGCGCTTCAGGCACTAAAGTTGTAGCCATAATGTTGCCAGCAACGCGCCCAATACCTGCAATATCACTGTTGCCGTAATCCGCATTAAATTCGTTTTCCGTGCCTTTTACGGCGGCATCAATAGCAGCACGGCTGTTTGTGCCTAACAGCTTATCTTGCGCCCATCCTATGCCCTGTATGCCCGTGTTGACAACATCGCCCGTGCCTTTGACTAAACCAGCCCCTAAATTGACATACGGCTGCATCATGCGTTCAAACATGCTTGGCTGTTCGGCACTTGCAACAGGCTGTTGGGGGGTAGGCTGTGGCGTAACGTCTTTACCTGCCGCACGGCTATTAATCATGTTCAAAAAGTCATCATCTTGAACGGGTGCTGTTTGGGTTTGTGGCGCAACATCCGCACCGTTTGCCCGTGCGTTGATTAGTTGTAAGAAATCATCTTGTGGAGGGGTGGCTACTGCTATGGGCTGCTTAATAACAGCTGCATTGCCTTGTGGCACGTTACCCACACCGCCATAGATTTGAGCCGCCATCGCGTCTAAATCGCCGTTGTTTATGGGTTGTGGCATCACAAGCCCCCCATTTGTTTAAGTGCGAGGTATTTTTGCCCGAATGTTTTTGCTTCGGCTGGTGACATTTTTTGAATAAATTGAGCGCGTTCTTCTGGCTGCATCAATTGCATTTGGTAAACACGCGGGTCAATCGTGTTGCGCCATTGCGCCTCAAATTGCGCTTGTGCTTGCTGGGTATTATTGCGCGGGTCAGCCATGAAGTTTTGCATTGCGTTTGCTTTGCCTACAAGGGCTTTCTCGCCAGCAATCGCGTATTGCGCCAAATGCTTGATGGTCTCTGGTGTTTGGGTGGTGTTAGGGCTTGCGTTCAATGCAGCGTTAAGTTGTGTGTCTGTGCCAGAACCGCCAGCCGCTTGCCAATTACGAATCGCATTTTGCTGCAAGAATTTAGAAAGCGTCTGATAATCGGAAGGATTGCCGAGAAGCCCTTGTAATTCAGGGATTCCCTTTAACTTGTTAAGCGCATCGCGCCCCGTACCCGTGGTGACTTTATCCGCATACTCGCTAATATTCTGTAGCACGTTTTGCCGCGCTGGACTATCCATCGCCATTTGCACTGTTTCGTTAACGCGCTTACCCGCTGCCTCGCTTTGTGTTCTGACAAATTCAGATGTGCCAAGAGAAGCACCTGCTTGTACGCCACCACTACCTGCGTTGCCACCGCCAGCACCCATACCGCCGCCATTCACCTGATTCACTACGTTAGAAATGGTGTTTTTCTCCATCGCGTTTGTCATGGGGTTGAACGTTTCTGTGAGGCTATTGTCTGCTTTCCCTGCCTCTCTTGCGCCAGTCATAATGCGCTCGATAGCTGCGGCATTTTGAACGGGCATCGCAACAGGTCTGCCACTTCTATAATCAATGTATTGACCACCTTTTTGAGCATTAAACGAAGGCATACCCGTTGCAGCATTAACCAGAGTGCCGCCTTCAGGGACGTTTTGCATACCTTTAGCAATCAAATTAGCACGCATGATATTTGCTGCCTGTGCCGCATCGCCGCCTGTTGCGAAGTTTGCGTCTCTTTGTTCGGTTGTTGGCAAGCTGTTTGTTAGAGCAATCTCCATCGCCTTTGCGGGGTCTTGCATCATTAAAACACGAAGGTATTTTTGTGCATCAGGAGAAAACTTGCTACCAGTCATACCTTGCGATTGTGCGGCTTGTTGTGGCTGTTGTTGTGCTGCTTGTTGTTCCCTGTAACCAGTAATATCGGCTTGCGCGTCATCGGCGGACGTTCCAGCATCGAGTGGCGCGGCGTACACCGTGCGTTCTGTGGGCGACGTTGCGGAATTGGTAACGCTACCCGTTGCTTGCTGTGGGGCTGTGGGTTGGCTGCTACCGCCCCCTATCATGCCGTTGGTGAAATTATTAAGCGCGTTTGCCCGTAATTGATTGAGTGCAACCTCACCCTCTGTCGCTTGTGATGTCTGATACGCGCCTAAGCCTTGGTTTAGTGCTGCCGCGATATTCCCTAGCGGTGATTGCGCAATCGCCACGCCATTAATCGCCTGTGTGCCCTGTGGCTGTTGGCTGTTCTGCAATAGCATTTGAGCAAGCATTTTCCGCTTGTTCACTTCTGCCATTTGCGACGCAACATTAGGGTCTAACAGCGATAGGTCGAATGTGGGTGACGAATTGCCAGCCATTATCTACTCCCGTACATATAATTGCCGTTTGGCATCCGCTGCATATTGCCACTAGGGCTTTGTGCCATTTGTTGCAAATTAGGATTTACGGTATACTGCCCAATTTGCTGCTGTGGCATCCCTTGTGGGGGCATCACGCCGTTTTGTGGGGGCTGCATATCTGCCGACATGCCCTGCGTGTAGTCTATCTCAGACGGCTTTTCTTTTTTTAATAGCTGCGCCATTAACGCACCTGTTCCCAAGCCTCCCGCCAACCCGCCCAGAAAACCACCGCCCTGCGGGGCAGGCGTTGCTTGAAAGGGTTGCACAGGTGTGTTGCCTTGATTTGCAGAGGGCAGCGGTGGGCATGGGTTATACATAAGCGTTTTCCTTTAGTGTGGCGATTTCAAATTTAAGAGCTTTGATTGCGGACATACATACACCTAGCGCGTCAATCATGTTGATTGTGTGGCCGTCCCCGATATTAAATGCTTTTTGGAAGTCCTCCGCATAAACCCCGATATGCTCGCCATTATCCGCCACAAATTCAGGTTTGTACTTCCACCGTTCAACGGTTAAAGCATCGAATGCGTCTAAAATATCCGTGTCATCAACAGGCTGCTTGTCTTCCTTCCATGCGCTGAATGACATAACGGCATACATTGACGCCGCTGTCCCCGCCAGCTGCCCTATCCCTTGGTTCATGGAGTTTTGCGCCCCAACTTTCGAGTTGTATTGGTTCATTTGCCCTTGGTACGCATTGTTGATATAGCCGCCTATATCCGTACCCTGCACGCCCGCGACAGGCACGTTAGAGAATTGCGGGTTTTGTAGTTGTGCGCCATTCATCAAAGCGTTGTATTCATTCAGTGGCTGGTTACGTACAGCAAACAACTGTTGTAGCTGTTGCGTGTTGGCGGCGTTCTGCAGGTTTGCATCGCTCAAGCCTTGGTTGAAGTATTGGTTTTGCGCCGTCATACCTGCACCGACAGCGGCGTTTTGTGCTTGCTGGTAATCGAACGATTTTTGCAAGTTGAAATCCTGCATCGCGTTCTTGTACGCTTCACTATTACGGTCAAGCCCTTGGTTCGCTAATTGGTTTTCTAGTAGGGTTTGCTGTTTTGTGTATCGTGGGTCAAGGTATTGCGTTTGCCCCTTGTAGGCGGCATCCTGCGCCGATTTAATCGCGCTTGCAGTTGTGCCTCCATCTTGCTGCACCTTCCCTGCAACACCAAATAGATTGCTGATATCAATAGGGTTTGTGTAAGAGTTGGCAACCTGCCCCTGCATCCCCGTGCCAATCGCACCAAGGTTCTTTTGCCCCTGCGTTTGATAATTGAGGATTTGCTGTTGGTCAGGGCTTAGCGTGGTGTTCTGCGTGTAAATTGGGGTGTATTGCCCCATGGATGAGTGATATGTATCATTTTGTTTTTGCAGCGGCTCTATTTGCGCCTTGGCTTGGTTAATAGCGTTTTGCGCTTGCGCTTTTTGTTGTGGAGTCGATTGTGGGTTGGTTAAAACCGCCTGCGCCGCTGCACTCTGCTGCTGGAATTGCTGGATTTGCGTGTTGTTTGCAGAAATCAGTTTATTGTAATTTTCAACGATAGGCTTGTCTTGCGCGCTATAATCGGTCGTATAACTTTGTGTGCCATACGGAGTCACCTGTGTAATACGGTTCAACTGCGCGTTAGCAATTGCCGTTTCTTTATTCGATGCCGTTTGCGCCGCTGCCGTAGCATACGGGTCTGGGGCGGCAGGTGCACTAGGTGATTTCTTACCGATATAGATACCCTCCCAACATTTCTGTTGACTTTGGCGCTATGCTTACCCATGATTTAAATATGGTTGGAAAACGTGATACTCTTGAAAATAGACTGTGGTCTAAAATTGAAAAACGCTCTGCGAATGACTGCTGGCATTGGCAAGCTAATAAAAACAATAAAGGGTACGGCATGATAAGGCGGGGGAATTCCGCGCAAAAAATCTTGGCGCACCGCGCTGTATACGAGTTAGTTAATGGCGCTATTCCTGTAGGCTTAGTAATAATGCATTCTTGTGATACGCCTTCTTGCTGTAATCCCAGCCATTTACGCGCTGGCACAATGCTTGAAAATATACAAGATATGATTAAAAAAGGTCGGAAGGTTGTTGGTTTTAATCTAGATAACAAGCCGCCAATTTTTAGTGGGGAAAACCACCCGCAAGCCAAAATAACCAATGAAATTGCTATTGCTATCAGAAATTCCGATGGCAATAGAAGTGAGCTTATTAAAAAATATGGCGTTTCAGTCAGCATGATTAAAAACGTTCGTTCTGGTCGATGTTGGAATAATACTTAAGCCACTTACATTCAGCTTTGAGCATTCCGAACATGATTAAATCGCCACCGTTGTCACTTGCACAACGCATAACGCCTTCCTGTTGAAAGCCCAGTTTTTTGTTTAAAATGAGGGATTTATCATGTCCTGCTTCCACGAACGATGTAACGCGTGGTAAGCCAAGCTGAATGAACGGGTATCTAAAGACACACATTAGGAATTCGCGTGTTGCCCAATATTGTTCAGGCTCAGCAGCAACAGACATAACTATGTTGTTTCCATTGTAGTTATTATAAACAACTCCCGCAATAATGCAATTCTTTTTAATAATACCGATTGAGGTGGCGTTTTCGTCAAAATAAGAATCTTGTATGCGGTCTGAAACCCACGGAATAACACTGTTGTCGTATATAATACGACTCACAGCACGCCCCCTGTTTCAAACAAGAAATCCGTCGCCATGAGTTTCACCTCAATATTCGCCACGTTCAACGCCATGTTACAGGCCGCAGAAAATCCTATGGCTGGTTGAGAAATCCAGTACTTTAGAACATCCCCCTCGCCAGCCCAGTATGTTACATCCCAATCTGTCGTGTCCCATGCGCCCGTCGCAGCGGCGGTGTAACTTGTTGCAGCGGTCGGGAATGTGTTTGCGAAGTCCGTATTGATGGCAATAGATGGTGTAAAATTCCCGTCTGATTGAAATACAGGGCGAATCATTTTGAACATTTTTTGCTGTGTATTCCCAAAGTAAGAGAACGCTTGCAACAGTTTTGTATTAATTGTTGAGCCATCGTCAGTGCCGCCCGTGTCACACTTCGCCACAAAGTTGCTGCCGCCAAAATACAAAACATCACTCATTTCAGCAAAGCACGCCGCGTTCCACCCTGTGAATTTAGTCCATGCCCCCGTGATAGTGTTCATTACATATTGGTATTGCACGCTGTTTGCCGTTTTTGGCACGTTAATAATCACCTTATTGCCGATAGGATATAATACGCCCTGCCAGCCGAAATTCGCCGAATATGATTGCACATCCGCATTTACTAGGTTCAGAATCTTATAAGATAGCGTTTGCTGCATTTGGTCGCGGTTACTCATTAACAGCTTAGAGACTGGCGCGAACCCATCCGCCGTTAATAACACTGTATCAGCGGCAAACTTAAAGTGACACCGCCGCCCGATAGGGCGACCTGTGCGATATTGCCCGATAAGGCCAAACACGCCAGAACTTGCGGGGTCAGTGCCGCGATACATGGCAAGCTCGCCCTCGGTCGTCAGAAAGCAAATATAGTCATCAATACTAGAGGCGTTATCAATGCTCACCGTGAATATGGATTGTAATTTGCCGCCCAAGCGGAATACAGAGCCTAAATCAAGACTTTGTGCCGCGCCGCCAATAGACTGACTCGGCAAATACCACGCGCGGAATGAACCTTCCTCAACAAACCAAAGGCGATTTTTCCATACAGCGGGATTTCTTAGTTTGGTGGTGGTCACGCCCGTTATGGCAGGGGTACTTGCGCCATCCACGGCAACCCATGCAGCACCGTCATAATAGCGCGGCTTATCCACACCATTACAAGCATACAGAAAGTTACCAGCGGGGGTACTGAAGTTAATTGCTTCCCAGCGTGCGTTTGTTAAACCGCTTACGACCGCAGCCCCCACCGCGCCGCCAGCCGTTGCATCATAAAATGCTGTATTGCTTGCAGCGAAGAGTTTAGATGAGCTAACACCATTATATGCGAATAAACTCTCAACATAAGCGGGAAACCCTGTGCACCACGGGGTATACCCATTACGCACTTCAACATAACTCGGCTGCGGAAACCAATTCTCCATGACAACCGCGTCTGTTTCTTTCATTGCCGCCAACGCATCAATGGCATTCAAGCCACCAACAGGTGGCGGCATTGAGGCGGTTGTTGAAACTGCTTTGCGTTTAGGTTGCGCCATTAGCTACCGAAGCCCGTATCCGGAACGTTACTATTATTTCGCAACCGTAATCCGTCA